CGATCAGGCGGGCACGCATGCTGCTGTCCGGGTTGCCATCGGCCAGCAGGGCTTTCAGGTCGGCCAGTTGCTGATCACGGCCCTGCTGCTGCGCGGCCTTGCGCCCGGCCAGCGCGGCAAGGTCGGACATAGGCGAACTGTCGGCGGCGTAGCTTTCCAGGACGGCAAGCTGGCCAGCCATGGATTGCTGCGCGGCCTTAACCACGGTGCAACGCTCCAGGGGCAGCGCCTGCCAACGCGGCAAGGTGCCAGCGGCGGGGATCTCCCACTTTTCGGTCTCCAGCTTCGACAGGTGCCGTGCGCGGCGCTCGGTTCGCACCAGGTCGGGCATGGGCAACAGGGCATTGAAGCGCGCCAGGCTGTTAGCCAACTGATCAAAGCGTGTGGCCAGGAACATCAGGCACAGGGCGAACTGGGGGCCATCGGGCCGGCCGGTGTCGCTTACATCCACGAGTTTGCCGGCCAGCTGCTGCAGCAAGTTCGGGGCTGACAGAAAACGCTGGTAACCGCGGCCCTGCCCAATGCCACTTTGAAAAGGCGTCACCACCAGGCACGCCGGGGCCTCTCCCATCTGGTCAGCGAGTGCCCCACGGCCTGCAGCGATCGCGCCCTGGGCAGCAGCACCTACCGGCCCCGGGCTGGTAGTAGTTTTGCCGTCGAGATCCGCCAGACGCTTGGCCGTGCTGGCCAGCTCGCCGCCGGCCAAGCCCTGGGCGGCTGACAGCTGACCCATCCATTCGGTGGCTTGAGCAGGCCAGCGCATTGTCACTGGTGACCAGGTCATGTCAGGCATTTGGCAGCACCAGGGCAGGCAGCTCGGTCACCAGCTCGGCGCTGGTCGGTGTCTTACGTTTGCCCTGCTCGATCGCCGCCAACTGGTCGTAGCAGTACGCCCAGCACAGCGAGCGCCAGGTACGGAACGCTACACCGTCAGCCTGAAACTTTGGTACCGAAGGTTCATCCGCGTAAGTGATCACGTCTTTGAGGTCGGTATACCCGGCGGCCTTTGCGGTCTTATCGAGGAACGCTTGCACTCCGGCCATGTACTCGGCTTTGCGTTGCTCCCAGGTCAACGGCGGCGGATCGACCGCCACGGGCCGGCCCTTTACCGCTTGAATGACTTTGCCCAGGGCCTGCGCGGCAAACAGCGCCTGGTACTCGCCCAGGGAGATTTCCAGCATCTCGCTGGCTGGTGGCAGGCTGCAGGCTGGGTTGGATACTTCAATCAACGGCGGCGCGGCCTTGGGGTCTTTGACCTTGATCATCGGGGGTTTGAGCAATGGGCCCTCCACAGCCATCCAGCTGGGATCCGGGATGCTGATCATCGGATGCTTCCACTTCGGGTCAGCCACCAGAATGGTGCGCTCACCGTGAGCGCGGGTATCGTAAAAGCCTGCGGTTTTTTCGTGAAAATAAATGCTCATGGTTAGTACCCAGTGGCCTCCCAGTAGATTTCATCAGGCGAATTGAACGGGCCAGAAATGACCGAAAACTGGGCATTGCTGACGATCAGCGTGTTGGTACCGGTGGCGACGTCGGAATAGAAAAGGCTGGTCCGGCTTGCAACCAGGGATACACAGCGGTTAGGAAAGGCGATCGGAAAGCTACGATGGGTCACGTTGTCAGATGCGCCCAGCGTGAACCCCCACTGCCGAATGAGGCCGGTTTGCGCGCACTTCCACCACCCGTTGGGGCTCAAGGATGCGGTGTTCTTCAACACGGCACCGGGCACATCGGGAGTCGCCTGGGGCAGATTGGTCAGCCCACTTGCATCGCCGCTGTAAACGCCGGTGACGCGAAGGTTCCCGCCTTCGGTGAGCGTGAGAGCGTTGTTGGTACCGCCTACATGCATGACCACACTTGGCGGAGTGGTGGTGCCGCCGCCGGCGTAAACATCCATTGAAGCCAGGTGACGTTCCGCCCAGTTGGTAGCTTTCCACATCAAGTAGGCGCTGCCGTTGTTCGGGCAGTCGACTTGCACAGCTGGGTATCGCGATCGCCAGTCTACGAATCCCCCAGCCATTGCTAAAAAGTCAAACCGCGTCGTTCCAGTCAGAATCCCGCCAATGAGCGGCAACTTTGAATTATCCGCAATCGCGATGTTGGCAGACCCATCGAACGGCACGCCGTTGATTTGTCGAGGCGTTGCCAGCTTGGTCGCGGTAGCAGCATTACCGGACACAGCAATGTCATAGGTGCCGCTCAAACGGGCCTTCGGCAGCGTACCAAGGGTCAGCGCATTGGCGTTCAGGCCGGTCAACTGCCCACCATCGCCAAAATACGAGCCTTTGACACTCAGGTGTCCCGCACCGTCCAAGGTGAATGCCGCGACTGTGCCGCCGACATGCATGACCACGGATGGAAGTGAGGTTGCAGTGCCGCCGGAATACACCTCCATGGCCGCTAGGTGTCGCTCGCTCCAATTGGTGCCCTTCCACACGGAATACGCGGCGCCATTGGATGCACAATCAATTTGGATCGCGGTTTGGCGCTCCTGCCAGCTGACAAACGAACCACCGATCATGGGCACGTTAAAGCGCACACCGCCGGTCAGTGTGCCGCCAGTGAGCGGCAGCTTGGAGTCGTCACCGATCGCAATGTTCCTAGAGCCGTCAAAGGCTACGCCATTGATCAGGCGCGCCGTTTCCAAGCGGGTAGCCGTACCGGCATTGCCCGTAATCTGGATGTCATAAGAGCCGGACAGGTTTACCCGGGGCACCGTGCCGGCAGTGAGCGCGCCGGCGTTGAGGTTCACCAGTCCACCACCGTCACCGGACAGTCTCCCCGTAATCGCTACACCGGCGTCCGAAACGCGCACGCCGTTGCCTGTCACGTACCCATCCGTGCCCAAGCCCATAAACAGGGTTTTGAAACCGGTGGACGAGCCGTAGCCGCCGATGCTGCCGACGATGTTGCCGCCGGAAGTGAACGTCATCCCACGCGCCCAGGCGCTGCCAAAGTAGTTGCCGGCCGCATAGACCACATCACCGATCATCGTGCCGCCGGTCAACGGTAGCTTGGTGGCGTCCTGCACCGTGATGTCCTGGGTCCCGTCAAAGGCCACGCCATTGATCGCGCGCGGGTTGGCCAACCGCGTGGCAGAGCCCGAACGCAAGTCAGGGTAGTGACCCACCTTGGCGGCGAAGTGATCGACCAGCGGGCCATCGATGGGCGCGACCACACGCAGATCGTTGATCTGATTGGCGTTCACCAGGTGCGCCAAAGGGATGCAGTAATGCCAACTGCCATCAGTGTCCAGGTAGTCGACCTGGTTGGGGTCAAACACCACCGTCCAGCTGGCCACCACGTCGTTCAGTTCTCTGCGCAGGGACACATGCAGCCACACCGGTGCCGGCAACGCAGGCGGCGCGATCGGCAGGGCGCTGGCCAGCTCGACGCGGATACCTTCGATATAAGCCAGGCCAGGCTTGAGCCGGTACCCGGCCGCGACCTTTTCCACCTGCAGACCGTTACTGTAGAAGCACGCACGGCCAAACACGTCGCGGTTACTCAGCCGCTCGCGCTCATCAATCCCTTTGAGGCGTACGGTGAAGTCGTGCTGCCAGGTGCTGGCATCAATAGTGATGCCGGTCAGCGCCTGGGCCCCGTCAAACACCACCAGGATATTGCGGGTGACGTTGTTGCCCAGCTGTTGCGGCGGGATGTTCTTGCGCTTCTGCTGCACCGGCACGTAAGCCACGGCCAGCAATACATTCTCGGCGGTTTCCAGGCCGATCCAGTTCCAATCAAAGTCCCCGATATCACTGCCCAACATCGAGCTGTAGACCACCTGGTTGGGGTTCACGAAGCCTATATTTTGCGGCGGGATCGTGTAGGTGTGGACGATCTGCGCCGCCGGCGGCTTCGGCGCGGCGCGGTCGACCGGGCTGTTTGGGTTCAGCCCAGGTACGTTGGCATAGACAAAGCGGACGACTTCTAGGCGCTGTTGCGCGCCGAGTTTTTGAGCAATCAGGCTTTCGCCTGCAAGGGTAATACTGGCTCCCACAGGAGGCT